GCCAAGAAGCTGCGTGCCATGGGCTATGTCAGCTGCGCGGCCAGCGCCTCGGTACCGGAGGCCATCGCATACCGCGCCCAGTTCAGCGAGCGTGAGCTGATGCTGATCTATCCGGACTTCGTGGCGTTCGATAGCACCACGGCCTCAAGCGGCATGGCCTTTGCCACCGCCCGTGCACTGGGCCTGCGCGCCATGATCGACCAGCAGCAGGGCTGGCATAAGTCCATCTCCAACGTGGCCGTTGCTGGCGTCACCGGCATCAGCCGCGACATCCACTGGGATCTGCAGGATCCGGCCACCGATGCCGGCGTGCTCAACGCTGCCGACATCACCACGCTCATCAACTCCAACGGCTACAAGTTCTGGGGTTCTCGCACCTGCAGCGACGATCCGCTGTTCGCGTTCGAAACCGCGACGCGCACCGCGCAGATCCTGGCAGACACCATCGCCGAAGCGCAGCTGGTCTACGTCGACAAGCCGCTGCACCCCTCTCTGGTGCGGGACATGATCGAAAGCATCAATGCCAAGTTCCGCGAGCTGGTCAACGCCGGCTACGTGCTGGGCGCCACCGCCTGGTACGACCCGGGCGCCAACCTGGCCACCCAGCTCTCCAGCGGGAAGCTGGCCATCGACTACGACTACACCCCGGTGCCGCCGCTGGAGAACCTGCTGCTCAATCAGCGGATCACCGACCGCTACTTCGCCGATTTCCCCGTCCGCATCAGCGGCTGACGCCGCACTGAGGAACCTACCCAATGTCCATGCCCAGCAAACTGAAGAACCTCAACCTGTTCAACGATGGCGCCAGCTATCTCGGCCAGGTTACCGAGTTCAAGCTGCCCACCCTCACCCGCAAGATGG